CCTAAACCGGGCATGGGTACCACCCGGACAAGACAACGGGCCCAACCACCAAAAGAGGATAATCCACCATGAAATTCATCATTAAGCTATTGCTCGTCCCTACACTTCTGTACTTTGGACTCTATGTACTAGGATTCATGCTAGGACTACTAGGAATCACCCCATAATGGCCTGCTTCCACTCCAAACCAGCATGGAAAAGCACACTCCCAAATGACAAGGGAGCACACCCAATAAACTTCAATTTCAGGGACGATAGACCCCCCGACTACTTCATCGACTGCGGTCGATGCGAGGGCTGCCGCGCAGCCCAAAAACGCGACTGGGCCATAAGAATGACTCACGAAAGCCAAATGCACGAAAGAAACTCTTTCGTTACACTAACTTACGACGACGAGCACTGTCCGGAGCAAATCGAGAAAAGGGACATTCAACTATTCTTGAAAAGGCTCCGTATTAAACTAGACAATAAAATCCGCTACTTCATCACCGGTGAATACGGTGAACATACCAGGAGGCCCCACTATCACGCGATCATCTTCGGTGAAGACTTTCGCGGTGGCCGGTATACTTACCGCGTCACTGACAAGTTGTGGGGCAATAAAGCACTTGAAGAAATATGGAAAAATGGTCAAATCAGAATCGGAGAGTTCAACCACTCATCGGCACTGTACACCGCAGGATACACTGCCAAGAAAATTGGAGATAAAGATACATTTTCACTTCAATCAAGATGCCCGCCAATCGGAACAACTTGGCTGGCTAAAAACCACGACAATATTCGGCGAATCGGATCAGTGGTAGTCGAAGGAAAAGAATACCCAGTACCAAAAGTCTATTGGAACTGGCTAAAAGGCGAGGAATGCTTCGATCAAATGAAAGAAGAACTAGCCGCCAAAACCAAGGTCTTAAATGACCAGAAACTGAGGGCTAAAAAACTCAATTACCAGTCCTCACAAAACCTTAGGAGCCATAAAATATGAGCGACAAAAAAACACTCGACCAAGAGAAAAAGGAACAGAAATTCCTGTTCCAATTCGTGAACCACGAAAACGGGGAGCGCAGCGAACCATTCATAAGCAACTGGGATGGAATACTCGAGACACTCCATAAAAAACCTGTTGACCAGGTACCCAGTGCAAAAGACTACATACTCCTCGTCGCCGTACTCAACGGAGACGAAACAACCATTCCCGCAACACCCCTTATCACTGTAGAATCATTCATGAAATTCAAAGAGGCATCTTAAAATGGCAGAACGAACAGTACAGCAACCAATCGCTACTCAGCGACAGGCTAAATTCTCAGACCTACCAACCGCAGACGTAGAACGCTCGACGTTCGACATGTCACATCCTTGGAAGGGCACAATGGACAGCAACAAAATTGTCCCCTGCCTGCTACAAGAAATACTCCCCGGGGATACCTTCAACGTAAGATCAGCCATATTCATGCGATTGGCGACCCCGCTAAAGCCAATCATGGATAACCTGACAGCGGACATTCACTACTTTTTCGTCCCTAACCGATTGGTTTGGGACAACTGGGCCCTGTTCATGGGCGAAAGAAAAAAGGTAGATGATGATCCAACCGAAGTATCAATACCGCAAATTCAAGTCGATCTATCAGTCGAAACAGCGACGGGATCATTGCAAGATTACTTTGGCGTACCGCTACTAACCACGTTTGAAGGCAACGGGAAAGTGTGGATAAACACACTCCCGTTCCGGGCATACAATCTCATACACAACGAATGGTACCGAAACCAAAATCTGGTCGATGAAATCGACATTCCAACAGACGACGGCCCCGATGACGGACTCGATATAATCTTCGGACTTGCAGGAGTAAAGACCCGTCATAAACGAGCTGACTACTTCACCCGGGCACTACCTTGGCCCCAAAAAGGCGATCCAGTCTTCTTACCGCTGGGCGAATACGCACCCATTACCGGCATCGGTACAAATAATGGTAGGTTCGAAAACCTGAACGTCGCCGTAAACGAATCTAAAGCTGGGACCGGGGAACCCGGTGACGGAGACAACCAATACCCTTGGGCAGTCGAAGTCGGAGGCGATGCCTCGGGCGTATTCATACGCCGGGCAGACAACGATGCCGACAACCCGGCCATCTACGCCGACCTAACAACTGCAACTGCAGCCACAATCAACGATATACGAACCGCCTTTCAGGTGCAGCGCCTTCTCGAGCGCGATGCCCGCGGCGGTACCAGGTATATCGAAATAATCCTATCCCACTTCAACGTCCAATCACCCGATGCACGACTCCAGCGCCCCGAATACATTGGCGGTGGATCAGGACGTATAACCGTCAACCCAGTGGCAGCTACTATCGCCACCACTGACGCACCCCAAGGCAACTTGGCAGCAGTAGGCACCGGCATGATTAACGCCTCAATGAACCACTCTTTTACAGAGCATGGATACTTGATGGCACTTATCTCTTGCCGCGCCGACCTAACGTACCAAAACGGCCTCGACCGTATGTGGTCACGACAAACCCGGTATGATTTCTACTGGCCTGCACTCTCCCACTTGGGCGAGCAGGCAATTCTAAATAAGGAAATCTTCTACGCCGATGGCACACCGGACAATCAAATCTGGGGATATCAGGAACGCTACGCGGAATACCGATATCAACCTGGGCGAATAACCGGACTCTTCCGGTCAAACAATCCTGAGTCCCTCGACGTCTGGCACCTCGCTCAAGACTTCGACACAACTCCGCCCCTTAACGGGTTCTTCGTTCAAGAAGACCCCCCCATCGACCGCGTAATCGCGGTCCCCTCCGAACCCCATCTAATAGTGGACGCTTGGCACGAAGTGAAAGCTACTAGGCCCATGCCCGTGTACGCGGTCCCCGGCATGGTAGACCACTTCTGATGTGGAAACAGATACTCGGAGCAGTAGGAGGGAGCGCCGTAACTGGCGCTCTTAACCAATACTCCGCAAAACAGAACAGACGTTTCCAACAGGAAATGTCGAATACTGCATACCAACGGGCAGCAAAAGACCTAGAAAAAGCAGGTCTCAACCGAATCCTCGCGCTCGGTTCCCCGGCATCAACACCAGGTGGATCAACAGCAAACTTTCCAGACTTCGGACAAACAATTAATCAGGCCGCAAGCACAGCCAGTCAAGTCTCTAAACAAACAGCAGAAACAACAAAAATAGTTGCAGAGACCACAGGCATAACAGCGGCCAACCAAAAAAAGATCGTAGAATCTCAATTCTGGAAAGCAATTGGCCCATCTGTCGTTAAAGCAGCAGGATCAGCCGAAAAATTCATGGGTTACCTGTCTAACCCAAAAAACTGGCCTACCATTCAACAACTGGTCAAAGAAACATCTCAGGAACTATTGGACGAAATACGGAAAGTCATAAAAGCAAACATTCCCAAAATCGATACCAATATTCTCAACTTCGTTACAACCAACCCAGTAAAAATGGGAGAAAACTGGGGTAAACAGTTAAGAGAAAAAGTCATTAAATTAGGCTCAGGAGGCCCGGAATAATGGAACCAGTAATCAGAAAACCACTTTCCCGAATCCGTCAGGTGACGGACATACCAGGTGAAAGCAGAACAGACACGCAGTTCGGAAACGAAACTGACGTGAATAAAATCGTTGCACGATTCAAACGAACGGGAGAACTCCCGAACAGCAATGTAGCCGGCACCGGCGAATATTGCGACGTAACCAACCTTCAGGGCGACCTAACCGCGATCATCGAAAGAGGACGCGAGGCCCTCGAAGAAATAAATGCTCTCAAAGAAAATCAAGCAAAACTTAGCAAAGAGCAGGAAAAAGAAAACGCAAAGCTGGCAGAAGAATACCGCCAGCTCCGAAAACAACAGGAAGCGGCTTTGGCGCCAGAGCCAGACGCTGACTAAAAAGTAACCAATCGGGACTAAACAAAGCGGGGATCCTCCCCGCTTTTTTCGTCTCGAAACACTCAAAAACCACTGTACAAACAAACAGGGTAGACACAATCCCAAATCCCAGCTACCCTTAGATCCATGATTAGCCGCTTGGTCATAATCATGAACCTGACACGCAGTGTCAAAACAACCAAAAAGGAGCAGATCATGCGACGAAAACGTGCAGGAAGACCAGGTAAGTCTTTCCGAAACTCAAACAGGCCGCATGGCCTGAACCAACCCCGCCGCGCGTCACGCGGAGGGATCATCTTGTAGCCGGGAGGCTCCTAAACCGGGCATGGGTACCACCCGGACAAGACAACGGGCCCAACCACCAAAAGAGGATAATCCACCATGAAATTCATTATTAAGCTATTGCTCGCCCCTACACTTCTGTACTTTGGACTCTATGTACTAGGATTCATGCTAGGACTAATAGGAATCACCCCATAATGGCCTGCTTCCACTCCAAACCAGCATGGAAAAGCACACTCCCAAATGAGAAGGGAGCACACCCAATAAACTTCAACTTCAGGGACGATAAGACCCCTGATTACTTCATCGACTGCGGTCGATGCGAGGGCTGCCGCGCAGCCCAAAAACGCGACTGGGCTATCAGAATGACTCACGAAAGCCAAATGCACGAAAGAAACTCTTTCGTTACACTCACCTATGACGACGAACATTGTCCGGAGCAAATTCAGAAAACGGACATTCAACTATTCGTAAAAAGGCTCCGTGATAAACTCGACAATAAAATCCGCTACTTCGTCACCGGCGAATACGGTGAACATACCAGGAGGCCCCACTACCACGCGATTATCTTCGGTGAAGACTTTCGCGGTGGCCGGTATACTTACCGTGTCAATGACAAGCTGTGGGGCAATAAAGCACTTGAAGAAATATGGAAAAATGGTCAAATCAGAATCGGAGACTTCACACACTCATCAGCACTGTACACCGCAGGATACACTGCCAAAAAAATTGGAGATAAAGATACATTTTCACTTCA